GCTAATTGGCGGCACATCAACGGCTGATAACGATCACGCGCACATTGATGCGAATGGAACGCTGACAATTCGTAGAACGAATGCAACCGACGTTGCTATTGATCTTGTAGAAGACGGAACAGTTTCGAGCCGTATTTATGCTGATGGGCTTTTTGCTAATTACAATGTCGGCAGCTCCGCCTACACAGCCTTTGATAATGAATCTGGAGTCTCTGGACCATACGCAGCACTAGGCGCTTTTGGCGGCGAGGCAAGAGTAACTGCTGGATCTACTGCAAGCAACGACGTCCCACTTGTATTCCGCACGGCTGACGGTGGAACGGAAACTGAGCGGATGAGGATTGCATCTTCGGGATTAGTTAGCGCACCTGGAGTGTATAGTTTTACAACGGCTTCTTCAGCAAATGTAATTGTTGAATCAGCTGGGCAATTGTCTCGTGCAACTTCATCTATTAAGTATAAGCGCAACATTGAAACACTAGAAGACTCGTATGCTGATGCTATTTTGAATTGCCGTCCTGTTTGGTATCAATCAAAGTCTGAGTTAGACAATCCTGACCATGGATTTTGGGGCTTCATTGCAGAAGAAGTTGCAGAAATTGATCCACGACTTGTTCAATGGAAAACAAATGAAATTACTTATGATGAAAATGGTTCAAGCGTTGCAACACCCTGCGAGCCTGAAGCTGAAAGCGTTGCTTATGACCGCTTTGTACCACATTTGTTAAACATAGTTAAACGTCAACAAGCAACAATCGAAAGTCTAGAAACCCGTATTGCCGCATTAGACTCGTAGCGGCTAAACTCACCCCGAAAGCATTTAACTCATGTCTGATCCCGTCACCACGTTCACTTGGTCGATCAACACTTTGGAACGTCACACCGCTGACGGCATCGTCTACAGCGTTCATTACAACATCAACGCAACAGACGGCACCTATTCTGAAGGCGCTTACGGTTCCGTTGGTTTGGAAGCTCCGCCAGAGGAGGGCTACACCGTTGTTGCTTATGATGACCTGACTGAAGAACTTGTGCTGGGTTGGACTAAAGCTGCTCTTGGCGGTGACGAAAAGGTTACTGAAATCCAGAATGCGCTCCAGGCACGCATTGATGAAAAGCGCACACCAACCAAAGCGCAGGGCAAGCCATGGGCATAAATCCGTTAGCGGCAAAGCTGCCTGGCGGAGAAGATGTGCATGTCATGCAATCCCGCGTGGCATGGCTGAATTTTCTTTATGCTTTGGATGGTCGTGAATCCGTCGATCATCCAGAGCACGGCTTATTTACTGGTTTGCACCATAAATACGCCGGGGTTTTATTGGAGGCAGAGGGTTAATGGCTAAGCCATTAAGCGGAGGAAATTTCGTTGTTAGCAGACCAAAACGAACCACTCAGGGCAGTGGCAAGCATTCCCGTCCCAAAAAAGACAAAAAGCCCTACCGTGGCCAAGGCAAGTAGACTTTCCTCCCATGATCAAAGCACTCGCTCTAGCTGTTTCTGGTGTTCTCGTTGGGGCTCCTGTATTGGCTGGCCCCTATGTGAACGTCGAGAATAACGCTGGTTATCAGGACGGTTACCTCGGTAGCACGACTGACATCCATGTTGGTTTTGAAGGCTCAAGCGACGTTTACGGCTATTACGTTCAAGCTGGTCCTGCCATTGTTGCTCCTGACGGTGATGACGCCGAAATGGAAATCAGCGGCAAGATCGGCGGTAGCGTGCAAGCCACTGACTCGTTCGGCGTTTATGGCGAGGTGTCGTTCATCACAGACGACATCGATCCTATCTTCGGAACCAAGATTGGCGTAAAGTACAACTTCTGAGCTAGAATCTAACTGTTCTCTCGCACGGAACAGCAATCGGCCCCCGGTTAGGTAGAGCTGCCCGGGGGCTTTTTGTTTGCCAACGAACCCGTCTAAGGTCAAATGCAAAAGCTAGTCAATGCCATGGCGGTGACAGCGTTCCTGATGTCTGGAGCGCTGACTACCGCTGCTGTTGTTGCCTATACGAAGATTCCGCAACTGACGACGCGGTTCATGGATCAAGTGCAAACTGAGATCCAAAGCAAGATCAGCGAAGCGATTGCTGGAGCGTTGCCCCCTGCTGTTCAGGATGCGATGCCAGAGTTGCCGGTTGAAACTGGTCCTGCAATTCCATCAATTACGTTGCCCGGTGGCTGATCAAAGCTATCGATCCAATCACGAATGGCTTCGCCTGTTGGGATGCTTCTGGGGCAGCGAATAAATTTGAGCAGTTCTTTTTTGTCAGTAAATGGTCGAGCAGTCTTGCCATTGAAAGCGATATACACTACAGGCGGACCTTCACGGTTTTGGATACGTTCCACGATCAACTGACCTGATTGAAACCGCTCTGTCTTCATGCCTCAGATTAAACCTATCAAGGATATTAGTTTGACAGAGATTCCAGCCCCTAGGCCAATACCAGATCCAGTTTTGCCAAAGGTGCCGCCAATTACGACATGGATGGACATACCAACAGCAGATCTGCCGGTATATGACGCTTTGGACTTGACACCTGGGATTACACCGCCGGTAAGCCCAAAACCGACGATGCAACCAAGTGAAGGGAAAAAACCAGAGGGTGCGTCAAGCCCTCTGGTCCCGCCCTTGAACGAAGAAGCGTCTCAAACTCCTCCGCTTTCGATGGTAGAGCAGAAGTTACCGTGTCCGCCACCTGACGCAATTCCTTTAGGAGCAAGGAACAAATCTCAAACCGCCGTCATAATTGGTTATGAGCGCAATGCAGTTACTGGCACTTGTGAGCCAATCCTTGAACCGCTAGACGTGCCAACCATCATTGGCAACTATTTGCCTGGAGCACCTGTCATATTTAGCACGGCTGCCATTGCCGCCATGGCCACGACTGTTGCTGTTGCATCTAGGCCGCTAGGCGATGTGGTGCTGAAGATCGTGAAGCCTACAGTAAAGAAGGTGACTAAAATGATTCTGAAAAGAAAGGGAGAGCGTCCTATTGCTTTGCGGGATCGGATTCTTGCTCAGCGGGATAGGAATCGGGCGATTCTTGCGCTACGTCGTTCATTGAAACCTTAGGGATTGGATGAATATGGGGCGGCAACACACCAGGCGGATTAACCAGCATCACGTCCGCACATATAACCGAAAAAGGCGAGGAGGGATGTACGATTACGCCGTCCTTAAGCAAACGCGAACAGCTCTTAATGCGTGCAATTTCGTAGTTCAAGCGCTTATCAGCCAATTGGGCTTGCAAAAGCTCTACATTTTTTTGCGCCGCCTTCCTGCAAAGCTTCACATGATGGCGGTCGAGGGGGATTGATATTGTTGCTGCAATTCCAGCGCTAAGTGACAAGTTCGTCTTCTGTCCTGTCCTAATCGGACGCATAAACAGCACCTCTCCTGGCAAATCTGGCACACCATCTGGCATTGGATTGCCCTCGACATCAAAAGCACCCTCTAGATCACGAGTGTTGTACACAGGGTCGTCATAGTATCTTTCTGTTGGTGTGCTCCAGTTTGTTGTACCTTGCATAAACGGACCAATACTTAGAGTAGCCCCCTGACAGCTGACTCCGCCTCCATAAGTATTCGTAAATTGCCTTGAAGGTATATTTTGCACGGCCATATTTGTTACTGAACCGCTACTATTTGCTACCGGGGCTGCAGTACTTGAAACTTGTGCGTTAACTGGTGCTGCGGTCAAAAAAATCGCTATCAAAAAACGCTTCATTGACTAAACGTAGATGTAGTTTCAGTTAGCTGTTCAATGTCCGTCTCGCGGACGATGACCGTATGCTGCGTAAGCCCCGGACCAGAATAAGTTTCCGAGAACTGAAACGCACCACCTTCTTCCACAATGTTCCAGCCAGGCTTATCAGTAGGATCAAGGCCCACCCAGCGACTAGTAATACCATCAACAGTGTGCGAAGTGTAATTCAATGCCATTGGAGCAATGACATCATCAGGCTTTACATTTGAGCCTGACGCAGTGTACTCCCAGCCAGTCCGATAGGTCGAGGAGTTGATCACTTCATTCACCTTAGTTTTTGTTGTCGTAGTGCTACTGGTTGTCCCCTGTTGAAAGTTAGGAGTGACTGGGACTGCTGCAGCAGTTGTTGCGTTAAGCAGAATGAATGCAGCAAATAATCTAAGTCTCATCTAACAGTAAGCTCCTGGACTACCTGTGCTATAGCTGTAGTACCCGCGGAACCCGATGTAATCGCAATAGCACCATCCGTGGCAATCGTACCAGCTAAGTCACCTTTAACTCCGCCTGAAGTTGTTGTCGTGCTTCCAAAAATAGGAAGACTTGGTACTACTCCAGCTGTGACAGTTGTTGATAACATTGCCGGAACATCGTCGCCCTCGGAATACGATTCCGCGTACGAAAACGCATCTCCAGCAGTAGTAATGCTGTATTCACCTGGAGTGTATCCAAGAGCAGTACCAGAGGTGAGCGTGCCAAGTACAGGCTCAGTGCTGAGAGTTACGTTATTGCCGCTGACAGCAAATGAGCTTGGAATGCGTGTTGCGACTGATCCCGCTCCATCGACAGTAAGCTGAATTGACGACGAAATCTTGTTGATGACATCAGCTTGAGCTGGAGCGGCAATCAATGTAAGGCCGAATGCTAGGAGGAGACGCTTCATTTTTTGACAGCAGGAGCAGTGCTTGACTCTAGTTTAGGCTCTTCCTTGTTTTTGCCGTTCTTGCCAACACTGACGCCATAGGAGCTGAGAACAGCTGTCAGCATCGAAGCGGCGAAGGTTGGGTCCATGGCTTTGACCTGTCCGAGATAGGACAGTGACAGGCAGGCAAGTGACCACGCCAAGACGATCAAACGTATGAGATCTGAGATCCAGCCTGGATGCTCTTCGTTTTGGTTAGCCATTGCGCAAGACAGCTACGCTTAAAGGGTAACGCTGATTTCGATCCATGCTGCTACTGATCAAGCCAATTTTGTTCAGGTTCCTTCAGTCTGAAGGCGTTAAGA